ACATCACCAACAAGACGAATAGCACAACGTGTAGCTGCTCGTGATGTGATGTAGTCCCTAAAGACCTGAGGGAGATCAGCAAAGTCGTAATACCACACCACATCTACCTCATAGGTCTTGGTAGTATCCCATACATCAGTGTGGCCGATCCGATCATAGAGTCTACCGTTTCTAATAACAGTGTCGTAGTTACTATTAGCAACAGTATCGCTTAGATCAACTTGTAGCATACTACCAGTCATCTCTAGATAACCGCTAGTGTTTGGAGTGAGTGGGTATTCAACCTCTCGGTTAAATGTCCACCCCTCTGCCTGTACCTCCCGTGAGACTTGTTGTAGAGTCTCGTAAGTAATTGCAACTTCCGGGTTGATTACAGCTTCGACAGTAGAACCATCTTCATACGTGATGGTCTGTGCCTCGATGGTGGTAACAGGCGCCTGACCAATAGACGCCAGAATTTCATTAACAGCTTGTAGCTCAGCCTGAGCGTTATTGGTTATCGGCATAACAATGATGTTATAGGAGAATTAAAAAAAAGGGACCCTCGAAAGGATCCCCATTTATACTAATTAAGCAGCAGTACGGCTGGCGTCAAGTGCCGGAACATCGGACTCAACACCAGAGTAAGCATAGCGGAGGCACTGAGTCTCCGAGAACACGCCAGAGGCGGTAGCACCACCATGCGTACGGGACACAGAGCGACGAACAGCGTGGTTGTCAGAGACAGCCAGGTTGCCGTTATCAGCATAAGTAGAAGCGTATGCGCCAGTTACGGTGCGGGTAGCGAAGTTAACGTTACCAGCAACACCGTTACCACCAGCAGCAGTAGAAAGATTAGCCATTAGATAGTACCTTAGTTGGTATAAGAAACAGTGTCAACACGGAAGGTGGCAGCAGTAGTACCAGCAACCGACAGCACATCACCAACGCGATAGCCATCACCACCAGCAGCTACAGTCTGACCAGTTACTACACCATCAGTAACAGTAGTAGTAATGGTACAGCCAGTACCGTTGATGTTGTTAACGGTGGTAGCTTTAGTACCAGCCACTTGACCAGTACCACCACCAAGGCGAGTTACGGTAACAACCGTACCACCTTCACGACCAGGCTCAATAGGAGGGCGTTGATTATAGGTTTGGCTAGTAGTTACGCCAACACCATCAACAGTAGCGAGTCCCATTTTATCTCTCCTTTATCAGGAGCGAGCCGACTGCAGCTCAATAGCAGCAGCGGGGTTCAGGGTACCGCAGCCCATAGCCAGACGACCCACGATCAGGTCACCCTGGTACATCACAGACACATCACCAGAGGTGGTCTGCACAGAAGGAGCCATAGCTTCCACAACACCAGCGGCATCCTTGTAGTAGATCAGACCACAGTGGGTGCTGAAGTCGCCGGAGTAGTCGTTGTTCTCACCGTTGACGGAAGACACGCTACCAGCCAGGAAGGGCAGGTTATTGGAGCGCTTGATGGAGATACCAGCGATCTCATAGAGACCCTCACCAGACTGCAGGTTACCGTTGGTGTTACCATAGTCACGGTTGAGGATGTTGCTATCCACTTGCGACACCAGAGCATAGTACTGGCGAGGGCTGAGAACAGCGGTACGACCTTGCTTAGGCAGGTTCTTCTCATCGAGAATAGAAGCAGCCTCGAAGAAGGCATCAACCAGGGCTTGAGCATCATACTCTTTGGTGACACCCAGTTGGATCACAGAACCGCCGGGCTCAGGACCAGGAGCGGCAGTGATGGGGTGAGCTTCACGAGCAGCCTTAGCGATCTGACGGAAGATCTTCTTGTCATAAGCCTCAGCCAGAGCATGACCAATCTTCTTGGCGATCTCAGAACGAAGGCTATAGTGAGCCAGGGTCTCATCCAGGTCATACACGAATGCACTAGAGATGAGAAGGTCATCACAGACGATGGTCTTCTCTGCCACCGGAGGATCACCACTGCCCAGGATCGGAGTGCCGGGCTCGTGGTAAGCCGCTTCCATACGGCCAGTGAAGATAAACTGCATAGCCTTACCATTCTTCAGGGTACGGCTTTGCACAGTGCCCTTGGCGATGGTGGAGCTTTCATAAGCCTTGAACATCTCGCCAGAGAACAGTTTCAGATAAGTTGCGTACTTGGTATCATAAGCAGTACCAAGAGCAAGGGGGGTCGAACTAGTATTATTAATCCGACCTACAGGAGTTACAAGAGTGTTAGCCACAATAGTTTAAGAGAGAGTTGTTTACGATGTAGTCCTCTCTAAGCGCTTAGAATTTTTGTTGTCTTTTTGTTGTCGTCTCTCCGACTGTCATGACTAAGGGTATCGGTCGTAACCGGCCTCAGCCAAAGAAAAGGAGGTCCTACTCTGAGGTGCCTCCAGTCCAATTAAAAGTTAAGGTCCAAGTTTTAATAAGAGATTCCCTTATTAAAGGTTATACCTTACGGAGCTGTGGGAGAAGAACCGTCAGGATACTTGATAGAACCCTTAGGGCTCATCTCAGTTGTGGTTTGACCGCCAGGATATGGGGCAACCCAAGGGAACTGACTAGTCCAATAGAAAAGGTTATTGGCGGGATTACCAATATAATGTACGTCAACCGAAGACACCTTCGGATCAAAGGGATTAGCGCGTGCCATGATTAACCAATAGTAGGAGCAGTGAGTGCTACAGGGGTGGAATCAGCAGCAGCAAGGTCAAGTGGGAAGTTGTGAGCATTACGTTCGTGCATCACTTCAAAACCAAGACCAGCTCGGTTAAGAATGTCAGCCCAAGTGTTGATCACTTTCCCTTCAGAGCTGACAAGGCTTTGGTTAAAGTTGAAACCATTAAGATTGAAAGCCATGGTCGAAACGCCCAGAGCAGCAAACCAGATACCAACAACAGGCCAAGCAGCAAGGAAGAAGTGAAGACTACGGCTATTATTGAAACTTGCATATTGGAAGATCAGACGTCCAAAATAGCCATGAGCGGCAACGATGTTATACGTCTCTTCTTCTTGACCAAACTTGTATCCATAGTTCTGAGATACTTCTTCAGTCGTTTCACGAACAAGACTAGACGTAACCAAGCTGCCGTGCATCGCGCTAAACAAAGACCCACCGAATACACCTGCCACTCCAAGCATATGGAAGGGGTGCATAAGGATGTTATGTTCAGCCTGGAAGACAAGCATGTAGTTGAAGGTTCCCGAGATACCCAAAGGCATAGCATCAGAGAAGCTTCCTTGGCCAAAGGGATAGACAAGGAATACAGCGGTAGCAGCCGCCACCGGGGCAGAGTATGCGACAAAGATCCAGGGCCTCATCCCTAATCGATAGCTAAGTTCCCACTCTCGTCCCATGTAAGCATAGATGCCAATGAGGAAGTGGAACACTGTGAGTTGGAACGGACCCCCATTGTAGAGCCATTCATCAAGTGAATTAGCTTCCCAAATTGGGTAGAAGTGTAGTCCGATGGCATTGCTGCTCGGAACGACGGCTCCCGATATGATGTTGTTTCCATACATTAAACTCCCAGCAACGGGCTCTCGGATGCCATCAATATCGACAGGGGGAGCCGCAATGAATGCAATGATAAAACATGTAGCAGCGGCCAACAGTGTTGGAATCATAAGGACTCCAAAGTGACCGATATAAAGACGGTTGTTTGTACTGGTTACCCAGTTCAAGTAAGAGTCCCAGATGTTAGTCCGGGACTGTGGAGCTGCAATTGCAGTAGTCATGAAGTTAGTTAAGACGTGTTACTTTAACTCGTCCAACTCCAGAGGCAGTGAGACCGATAACATCAGCCGCACCTTTACTGAGATCAAGACTCCTACCATGAATGTAGGGTCCGCGATCGTTGACCGTCACCACGGCACACCTCTTCAGACATACACGTAAGCGTGTGCCAAAGGGGAGTGTCTTGTGCGCTGCAGTAAGGCCGTTTTGATTGTACCGAGATCCACTCGCAGTAAGGCGGCCATTAAAGCCTGGACCATACCATGAGGTAATCACCGACAGAGTAGTTAGAAGAGGGATCATAATAAGATAGCAAGGAACATTGATATTTCCATCTACTCATTTGAAGGCTCAGCACTACTCGCTAGGGGCTGAACCTCTATCGATCAGTAACCCTTCTTAGAGGGCTTCATTTTAACAGGCTTACCAGCTTTAGCGGCTGCCTTCTTAGCTGCTGCTTTACCAGCAGGAGTATAGGGATACTCTTTGTTTCCGACTTTAGGCATGATAGTTACTTTTTTTAGCTGTTTTAGCTGCCTTCTTGAATTGAGCAGCAGTAGGAGCACCAGCAGAACCAGGCTTCCTCATCTTCTCATCAGAACCAGCTTTGATGCGCATACGCTTAGCATGAATGTTAGCGTACAAACCAGGCTTAGCCATTTAACATTTCCATTTACGGAGGGCTAGTGCTTTGCGAGTAGGCCGTCCCTTCTCGTCTTTCATCGGTCCCTTCACACCACCCATACGGGCACAGAAGGAACGCTTACGTGGCCCTCCTTCAGGCTGTGGAGCCTTCAGGTTAGAGCCAGTAGCCTTGTTATATTTGGCACGCCCAGCAGCCGTAAGGCCGCCAGTACGTGACTTATGTACACCAATCTTTAGGCTGACGTTACTTTTTCTTTCCGCCATGACCACATCCACAGGGTTTACCTTTAGCCTTGGCCATTACTTTTTCTTTTTCTTGGACTTGCCAGCACTGCTGAGAGCAGCAGCCACAGCTTGTTTCTGAGGGTAACCTTCTGCCTTCATCTTACGGATGTTAGCAGAGACAGTCTTATCAGAAGTGCCTTTCTTAAGGGGCATTAGAATACTCCAGGAATGATTTGACCAGTTACGATATAAGCGCCAATAGCAGCCACGAAGCCAAGCATAGCAAGGCGACCGTTGAGGAGTTCAGCACGCTCATTGTGAGGCACAGTGTAGGATTCGTCAGTGTACATGGTAGGTTCTTTAGCGAAGATGTTAGTGTCGTTCATCAAAATTCAATGTTAGAGCGTTCCAGTTTATCTGCTACATCAGCACGATAAGCTGGGTCCTTATCGTAGCGAGGGTCACTCATTGCAGCTACCAGTTCAGCTTGTGAACGGAAAGCATCACCAGTATTGCGTGGTGCATTGCCAGTCAACATTTCACCATCGTAACCAACAGCATCTTGGTAACGTGCATTCAATGCTTGAGCAGCAAAGAACATAGCAAGAGGGTCCCCACGATCCATAACAGCATCATACATTGCTACCTCTTGTTCAGAGAGGTTCTGACCAGCCCATTGAATCATGTTCTGGTATT